TCACGGCTCTTGGCGCGCAGCTCCGTCTGCGTCGTGAGCAGCGCGGCCACCGCGCCGGGGTTGCCCGGCATCCAGGCGAGCGCGCGGCGCCCGGCGCCCACGCCGTCGTAGGTGGGGGTGGCGCCTAAGGCGAGCTTGAGGCGGCTCCAGAAACCCATCACAGCCCCTTGCCCGTGGTGACCCGGATCTGGCGCAGCTTGGGTCGGCCCGCCTCGCGGGCGAGCGCCGCATCCACCTCGCGCAGGGCCGCGCGCAGCTCGTCCACCGAGCGGTACTCCACCGTCTTGTCGCCGAAGGTGACGCGCCGCTCGCCGCGCGCCAATGCCCGCTCCAGCGCCTCGCGATCGGCCGCCGTGTAGGCCATCGTCAGACACCCGCCAACGCGGCCAGCTCGAGGACCAGCTCGGTCTGGGCCGTGTTGCCGTTCTTGAAGGCGATGCGCACGAAGCGACCGATGGGTCGGCCCTGGACGGTGAAGGAGTCGCTGCCGTTCGGCGGCTCGTGCGAGCCCGTGTTCTCGTCCGGATAGATGCCCGCCGCCGGCAGCCAACGCACGCCGTCGATCGAGCTCTGGATCTCCATGGCTTCCTGCTTCGAGGCGACGCCGCTCTTGCGAGCCAGCAGCAAGGTGTAACCGTGCTCCTCACCCAGATCGACCGCGTCCGTGGTGACGGAGCCCCTGGCGGACAGGGCCCCCATCGCGAAGGCGGAAGCGAGGGCGGGCACGCCCGTCAGATGCCCCGACGCATCACAATGGATGCAACGGATTTCGTCTCGACCGGTGTTCGGATTGCGGTAGGTGCCTTCCAAGATCATCTTCAGCTCATCCAGCGACTCTTGACGACGGACCGGCGGCGGATGCGTCGGCCCGAACCGGCGACGCCCCCGGAGTCGGGGGCGTTGTCTGCGGTTACGGTGGGCTCGTCCTGCCCGGGTGGAGCGGCGATGCCCAGTTGTCTTTCCAGCTCGCGCCAGTGGCGTTCCTCGAAGCGGTCCAGGCCGCTCGCCGCTGCGGCGGCGCGGGTGTACACGTAGCAGTCCAGCGCCTCGTTGCGCTCGCGCAGCTTCTGCCACTCGCGCACCGGGAAGCCGTTGCGGTCACGGCGGGTGATCAGCTGCTCGGCGCAGAGCTGCTGGACGTACTCGGCGTCGACCTTGGGCAGATGGACGAAGCCTGGCGGATAGATCGGCGTGGTGCCGTCGCCGGCCACATCAGCGCTCTTGCGCAGGTTGTTGTAGAACTCGAGCTTGGCGAGTCCCACCGCCACCGAGTACACCTTGATGCCCCGGCGCAGCTTCTTGCCGCCCTGCGACACATCGACGGCGGTGGGCGTGCCGATCAGGGCCGCGCCGCGCGGGACGCCCTTGATCGCCATCAGGCGCGTGTCACGCACGGCACGCACGAAGGCGTAGGCCTCCTGGGTGGCGAAACCGGTGTCGAGCGCGAAGCGCGCCAGCGGAACCTGCGTACCGGATTCATGCGTCCAGGTCTCGTCGATCAGCTCGGCCAGCCGCTTCCACACCGCATCCCGTGCGGTGTCGCCCATCAGCACGCGGTGTTCGACGAGCCAGGACGCCTTGCCGCGCCCGAAGGCCCAGATCGAGGCTTCGATGCGATCCTTCTGCACGTCGGCACCGCCGACCAGCAGCAGGCCGCCCATGGGGACGGTGCCAATGCGGTAGTCCTCCCGCCGCTCGATCAGGCGCTGCCAGTCGGGCGCTTCGCCTTCCTCGACCCAGGTCTCGCCGAGCTCGGTGTTCTTGAAGGTCTTGATCGCGGCGGCCGAGCCGGACTCCTTGCTGACCGCGCTCTCCCACGCGCTCGCGATGTCGCGCCACGAGCGCCAGCCCACCGGGCTGTAGAGCGACGAGAGATGGAAGCCCGCCGTCTTGATGCCGTTCTCCGGCGCCATCGCCCGCCACTCGCCGTGCTCCAGCATCCAGGTCTTGTGATGCTCCGCGATCGGCTGGTCGCAGGACTCGCACACATAGGCCACCGTCTCCGGCCGGCCCCTCTCCCAACGCAGCTGCTCGAAGCGCAGCCACTGGCGGTGCGAGCAGTGCGGGCAGGGCACGAAGTAGCGGCGCTGGTCGGATGCCTCGTACTCGCGCTCGACGGCGCTCGCCCCGGCGATGGTCGGTGTCGAGACGATGAAGATCTTGCGCCGCGCGAAGGTGCGCGTGCGCGCCTCGGCGAGCGAGATCGCATCGCCTTCGCCCTCGACGTCGAGCGGGTAGCCGTCCACCTCGTCGAGGAAGAGATAGCGCACCGGCATCGAGCGCAGGCCCACGGCGCTGTTCGCGCCCGTCATCACCAGCACGCCGCCGCGGAACTCCTTGGCGAGGATGGTGTTGCCCGAGTCGCGCGAGCGTGCCGGGGCGATCAGCTCGGAGAGTACCGGCGACTCCTCGATCAGCGGGTCGATGCGCTGCTTGGAGTTGCGCTTGGCCATCTCCACGGTGGGCCAGACCGCCATCATCGGTCCGGGCGCGTGGTGGATGACGTAGCCGATCCAGTTCGAGCCGGTTTCCGTGGCGCCCACCTGTGCGCCTTTCATGAACACCACGCGCTCGACCGGCGAGGTCGGCGACAGGCAGTCCATGATCGCCTTGAGGTAGGGCGTGCGGCTGGTGCGCCAGCGGCCCGGCTCGGCCGAGGCTCGGCTTCCGAGCATCCGGTGCCGGTCGGCCCACTCGGAGACGGAGAGCAGCGGATCGGGCGTCAGTCCTTCGCGCCAGGCGCGCTCGATGGCGTCGAAGCCCTCGTAGACGAAGTCGTCCATCACAAATTCGTCGGGAACGAATTTGGACGCGCGCCAGCGCGCCCGGCAGGGTGAAACACAGGGATGTGTTTCATCAATCGACGCGGACCTTCAGTTCACCGAGCTCGGCGAGGTGCTCGCGCACGGCCGCCTCCAGCGCCACGTGCAGCGTGTGCGCGTCCATGCCGAGCCTGGCCGCCATCTGCGACGAGATGCGCGCCGGCCAGTTGAGCCAGGCATCGCGCTCGGTGCGCGCGAGCTTGAACACGTGGGCGATGGCCTGGTTGCGGTCCACCAGTTCGCCCTTGAGGCGGGCGAGGCGCACCTTGTTGGTCTGCGCCTTGACCACCTCGTTGACGGTGCGCGCCTGCAGCAGCGACGTGCCGTCCGCCGGCAGCCCGGCAGCGAGGTTCGGGGCCGGATCGTCCGCCACCCGCACCTTCGCGGCTTTGGCGCTCGTTCCCTCCTTGGGCGGCTCGGAGTTCCTTGCCCAGTCGCGGTCGGCCTTGTCCGGATCGATCGTGCCGTCCGCCTCGGGCGTGATGCGCCCGGCGCGGATGGCTTTGTGTACGGCGGTGTCCGACACCCCGCGGTGGCGGGCGTAGGCGCGAATCGACAGTCCCATGGTCTCCATCAAGCATTGGGCGCCTTCCCGCGCGGATTCAGCTTGGCTTCTCTCGGGGACAGCGCGTTCATGTCATCACCATCAACGACACCTCGAGGAGAAGCACGTGACCGAGCAAGCCGAAAAGGACATCGACCGGCAGCTGCAGCAGATCGCGCTGGATCACCTGTTCATCGACACCCTGGAAACCCGCAACAGCGACCGGCTGGACTTCCATGAGGTCAGCGTCTGGGCCGTCAAGAGCGCCTTGATAGCCGCCTACCAGGCGGGCCGGCAGGCCGCGCGACAGGGCTGAGAAAGCAGCGGAAAGCGCTTGGCTTCAGTCGAGAACAGCGCGTTCATGACCACACCATCAACCACCACGAAGGAGCATCGAATGAGCACCATCCAACTCACCCCCGCCCAGCACGCCATCCTGGCCTACGCCGTCGAGCACACCGGCGGCAAGATCGAGTGGTTCCCCGACAACGTGAAAGGCGGCGCCCGCAAGAAGGTGCTGGACAGACTGGTGAACCGCGCCCTGGTCACTACCGACGGCACCGACTGGTTCGTCGCCGCCGAAGGCTACGAGGCCCTGGGGCGCCCGCGTCCCGCGCCGGCGCCGGCGGAGGCAGATGCGGATCTCGAGGCAGAGGTCGCAGCCGCCGAAGCCACCTGGGCACCGCAGCGCGCCGAGACCAAGTCCCGCACGCGCGAAAACGAGCGCAGCGAAGTTTCGCGAGGCGAAGCCGAGAGGGTGCGAAGCACCCGGCAAAACAGCAAGCAGGCCCAAGTCATCGCGATGCTCCGGCGCCCGGAGGGCGCGACGGTGCGCCAGATCTGCGAACTCACCGGCTGGCAGGCGCACACGGTGCGCGGCACCTTTGCCAACGCCTTCAAGAAAAAGCTGGGCCTCACCATCACCTCGGACAAGCCCGAGGGCGGCGAGCGCATCTACCGGATCGCGTGATTCGAGCGGAATGGGAAGCCAAGCAGAAAACGCTTGGCTTCCCGCGCCAGCAGCGCGTTCATACGTGTGTCGCAACGATCAACGAAGGAAACAACGATGACCATCGCCAAAACGATTCCCGCCACCCGCAACGAAGCCTGGGGCTTCTGGGGCACGATGGACGCGCACGCGCAAGCCGCCTGGCCCATCGCGATGAACGCCGTCTCAGACGCTACGGGACAGCCCTTCGAAGCGGTGCGGGCCTTCCTCGACAGCCGCCACGGGCGCGACTTCGCGGACGAAGTCCTCAACCGCATGCATGCGGGCCATGCCCTCCACGACGCGATCCGCACCGCCACCCGGCAGTGGATGGAATGGACCATCGGACGCCGCACTAGCAAGGACTACGGCATCCCGCGCGGGTTGCCTTATCTGACCGGGTTCGTGATTCACTGCGAGATCGTCGAGGAGGAAGTCGCCGCCTGATCGAACGCCACGCCATCGGCCTCGCGGGTGGCCTGCTTGCCCGTCCAGTCCTGCCAACGGCGCACGATCACGTCGACGTACTTGGGGTCGAGTTCGATCAGCCGCGCCAGCCTCCCCGACTTCTCAGCGGCGATCAGGGTGGTGCCGGAACCGCCGAAGGGGTCCAGCACCACGTCGCCGGGACGACTCGAATTGCGGATCGCCCGTTCGACCAACTCCACTGGCTTCATGGTCGGGTGCAGGTCGTTCTTCTGCGGCTTCTTGATCTGCCAGACGTCGCTCTGGTCGCGGTCGCCGCACCAGTAGCGCTCCGCGCCCTCGGGCCAACCGTAGAGGATCGGCTCGTACTGGCGCTGGTAGTCGGCGCGGCCCAGCGTGAAGGTGTTCTTCGCCCAGATGATGAACGTGGACCAGTGGCCGCCGGCAGAGCGGAACGCCGCCTGCAGGGTGTCGAGCTCGCTCGACGACATGGCGACGTAGATCGCGCCGCGCGTGTGAGCAACGAGCAGCGACAGCGCGTCGTAGAGAAAGTCGTGAAAGCCTGCGCCGAGCGCGTCGTTGAGAATGGGACGATGCTTGCCCCGCAGCTTGTCCTTGGCGCTGTTGGCGTAGTTCACGTTGTACGGCGGATCGGTGAAGACCATGTCCGCCCGCTCGCCGTCCGGAAACAGCTGCACATATGTCTCGGCCGTGGTCGCATCGCCGCAGACCAGGCGGTGCGGCCCCAGCCGCCAGACGTCGCCTGGCTTGGACACCGGCTCTTCCGGCATCTCCGGGACGGCGTCGTCCTCAATATGGCCTTCGTGCTCTGGCTCCTCACCGGCGAGTAGATCGGCCAAGGCATCAGCATCAAAGCCCGTCAAATCGAGGTCGAAGCCATCGCCCTGCAGCGCGTCCAGTTCTACGCGCAGCAGGTCGTTGTCCCAGGTCGAGAGTTCCGCGAGGCGGTTGTCCGCGAGCACCAGTGCCCGTCGTTGGGTGGGCGTCAAATGATCGAGCACCACCACCGGCACGGTGGGCAGGCCCAGCTTGCGCGCGGCAGCCAAGCGTCCGTGTCCAGCGACCAGTACGCCGTCGGCGCCGACCAGGCAGGGATTGACGAAGCCGAACTCCGCGATGGAGGCCGCGATCTGGGCGATCTGCTCGTCCGAGTGCTGGCGGGCGTTCCGTGCGTAGGGCAGTAGCTTGTCGACCGGCCAGTGCTCGATACGCTCGGCGAACCAGTTCACGCGGCCGCCTCCGCCGTCTCGCCCAAGCGCTCGGCCGCGACCTCGGCGAAGGGCTGGCTGGTGGCCGCGAGCATCGGCTCCATGCCCGGGTGGCGCTGCAGCCAGCGGCGCAGCGCGACGTCGACGTATTCGGGCGCGAGCTCGATGGCGCGCACTTTGCGGTCGGTGAGTTGCCCGGCCAGCAGCGTGGTGCCGGAGCCTGCGAACGGTTCGAAGATGATCTCGCCCGCGTCGGTGTAGGCCTCGATGAAGAACTTCGGC